AAAAAACGGTTTGATGAATGGGTAAAGTGTGGCAAGACAAAATGTTCTAAAGAAATGGAAAACAGTTTGAGTAATTTTGTTTAAGCAAAGCAAAAAAAGAAATGGAAAACAGTTTGAGTAATTTTGTATAAAGGAGGGTATAAGCAAAGCAAAAAAAGGCATAAGCGAAGCTGTACCGTAGGTTCCCTTTAAAGTGAAGAATTCTCGGCAATGAATTTCTCTAAATAATCTTCCATAAAAACTTCTCTCTTTCCGTCGTGAGATTTTTGGAAAATATATTTGCCGTCGCGTTTCTTTACATTCCAACCCTTCTCTACACAATTGAAAATAAAAAGCATTTTGTGAAACGTCTTTGCATCAATGTTGGATGTATCAACTTTGGTTCGAATCATCGTGGCGATTTTAAAATAGAAATTTATTTGATTTTTTTAAAGGGAACGTAAAAGAATGTAGATGTAGATGACTTCTTAAATATTAGACAACATATTTATGCTCTACACTATTAGTTTATTCAAATAATATAAAATCTGCCGTTGTATATTATTTAGGAAATGACAGACCCCCTTTTGAAAGAAGACACCTCTCGCTACGTGATGTTCCCAATCCAAGACGAGGACATCTGGAAAATGTACAAGAAACAGGTCGATTGTTTTTGGCGCGTCGAGGAAATTGATTTGTCCAAAGATTTAGGTGACTGGGCAAAGCTTATGCCAGACGAGCAGTATTTCATCTCGATGGTTCTCGCATTTTTCGCAGCGAGCGACGGAATTGTCATGGAGAATTTGGCGACGCGATTTATGGCCGATGTTCAACTCTCAGAAGCCCGCGCTTTCTACGGGTTCCAGATTGCAATGGAAAACATCCATTCTGAGATGTACAGTGTTTTAATTGAAACCTATATTAAAGACAAGGCTCAAAAACACAAGTTGTTTAATGCCATAGAAACGTGTCCTTCCATCAAGAAGAAAGCGGACTGGGCAAGGCGTTGGATTGGATACGAGGCGAGCAACGAAACCTTTCCCACACGATTGGTAGCGTTTGCCTGCGTAGAAGGCATTTTCTTCAGCAGTAGTTTTGCAGCCATTTACTGGATCAAGAAGCGCGGAATCATGCCGGGTCTAACTCTTTCCAACGAATTCATTAGTAGAGACGAGGCACTGCATTCTGAATTCGCCATTCTTATATACTCCAAACTCCATCAGAAAATAGAGAAGTCCAAGATTGTGGAAATTGTGAAAGAGGCGGTGGAGATTGAAAAGGAATTTATAACCGAGTCGTTGCCGTGCCGGTTAATTGGGATGAACGCGAAATTGATGACCCAGTATATTGAGTTTGTGGGAGACCGTCTCTGTTTGCAACTTGGAATTGATAAGATTTACGGCAGTGCAAACCCTTTTGATTTTATGGAACTCATTAGTTTGGAAAGCAAATCCAATTTCTTTGAACGCACCGTTTCTGAGTATGCGATGGCAAATAAGGAAATTGCTGTCGATGTTTTTGATATGGTGTGCGAGTTCTAAATAGGGGAACTACGTTCCCCTATGACCCCTCCTTTATTTATTATACCCGTGTGACCCCCAGCCTTTTACATAAAAATACAACATTTTTATGTAATTATTCTAAGTATTTTTTGAACAATTTTGTAAAATTTTTCATCGACTTCTCTCGTTCACCCAATTCCAAATTGAATTCTGTTATGTCCATACCTACCACGTTCAAATTCTTCATTATTTTGTCAACAATGGGTTTCATCACTTTTGTTTTAACACCGTTTGGTGCGGTTGTTCCCGTGCTCGACATTTCTTCCGGGTCTAGTCCATCCACATCAAACGAAAAATGCAGCGGGTCTTTTCCCACGAATTCTTTGATTTTTGCATAGGTTTCTTTTGGGTTCTCGTTGATTTCTTTACACCGGATAAACTTGATTTTCTTCTCTTTAATAAACGCCTTCTCTCCATCGTCCAAATCGCGGATACCCAAATAAAGAATGTTTTCAAATTTGAGGTCGGGGACCCAAAACAAAAATGGAAACAATTCGTAATCACTATCCAATCCCGTTAAAAATGCAAGAGGCATGCCATGATAATTCCCGCTGGGCGATGTTTTGCGGGTATTGATGTCGCCGTGTGCATCAAACCAAATGACTTTGAGTGCGGAACCGTGTTTTTCCAAAGATGCACTAATGGTCGCAATGGCCATGGAGTGGTCCCCGCCGATATTTATGATGGGGTTTTTTGTCTTCATATTTGCAGTAAATAGATTTCGCAGATTATCTGAAAGAAGCTTAGTGCGAAGCTGATCGCGAAGCTTATCGCAAAGTTCTACATCGCGAAACTTATCGCTGTTTTTTGTTTTTACTAGGGTTCCGTTATCTCCAAAAAGTTGGAACAAATATTTACTGGTTGTATCCACGCCGAGTTTTCTTTGTCCCATTGAGCTTGGAAAATATATACGATGCATTGGTTTCTTATATATTTACGTTTTATTTTTTTATGTTTTTTGCAATTGTAAAATTGAAATATTTATTCGAAATAGGGTGTAAGTTATAAAAACAAACAGTATAAACAAATGAATAAAATGGCAGACACACAAATGGCAGACGCACAACTGGCGGACATAATAAAAACAATACTATCAGTATCGCTCCTAGTTTTTCTAGGATTCTCGATATTCGACGAGCCGGGAGGGAAATTAATTATAACATTATTTGGAATTTACGGAATCGTATTAATAATAATACAGGGAATATTGGTCGAAGTGCTCATGTGCACACTTATATCATTCACTCTCGGGACCGCAATATCATTCATTCCGATCGCCATAATGAAGGCCATCCAAAAAAATGCAGAAAGAAAAAACACACAACGCGTGGAGGAAGAATGACCGAGATTATTCGTAATACGTAAATAAGGCATTAAATAGATCTTCCCTTTTTTATTTCGGTTTTCAACTTTTCCAAATACAGAATGGCGTCCATGTGTTCTTCCTGGGCGTGCTGAATCCAATCAAGAACAGATAAATCGTCTCTATCCAAAGTTGTTCCGTATTTTTGCAATCCGACATTGGACCTACCAATAAATGCACTAATTACGTTATTTACAATAGAGTCAGCACAATATCTCGTAGGAAGCAATGAGTCAATCTGTTCTAAATATTTTTCCTCCTCAATATGAAGATAAACTGGTTCATCTACCACAATTGAAGAATTATTTCCCAAAGGATGGGTTATATGGGGTGAGCATAGCGGTTCCCCTACAATTGAAGAATTATTTCCCAAAGGAGGGGTCATAGGGGATGAGCATAGCGGTTCCCCTACAATTTGCGGAATAATCGCAATCTTCTGGTCCTGCGACAAATCGCTATATCCTTCCTTCTGGTACCCCAAATAATGATTGAACATATACCACTGCGACGACAGCATAATCGTTTTCCACAATATATCATTCTGGTAAACCCAGTGTTGTTTTGTGGAAAACAAATTCTCCACATTGGATTTGAACAATGTACTGAGTTCCAACATCATTGACCGATTGACCAAATACCCCGCTCCATTGCCCGACGACGAAATTCTCGAAATTAATTGATTCGTCGGTTCGGCGATTATAGCCGCGCACGTTGTCAGCATAACGACATCCCAATTAATATTTAATTCAAAAAACGCGTTTATGTCGTGATGGATTTTTTTTACATCATCGATGAAAATAAAGTCGTCTTCTATGACAAGCACATTTTGCAAATCCATATCATAAGCCATTTCCAAAACATTTGCATGGCTCAACAAACACCCGGTGTTGGGGCAACCATTGTAAGAAGACGCCGGAAACCGGATGATTTTCTTTTCGGTGAAACCGATGCGGTCAAATTCTTTCAAAAGAGCCGTCTTTCGGTCGGCCCGTGCGTCCATGTTGATATATATGATTTTATCGATTTTTTCCATTACTAAGTAATAATTACTAATGGAATCTTTTTAACCTAATTTGAGGGGATTATTAGTTCTCTTATGCATAATTGGGCAATGCATCTACATTGATTATTGTCTCAATTTGCACGGTTGCCTCGTAAACATATTTCTTGAAAACACTCTGTTTCAGCTGTTCACTTGGAACCAAATTGTTCACCGTTCGCGCAATCATTTTATACAATTTGAAATCGGGGTATCTCTCTTGACCGCTCGGTTTGTAAAGAACACTTTTTCCATGGTCGTCGTTGCACCAGGAATCCACCAGTTTCTGCAACGGGGTTTTCACCTCGTCGTCTCTGCAAACAAAATCGTAGAGAGAACATCCAAGGCGACACAGGTCAAAACTGGGGTTCGGGTCAATTCGGGCTTTCTTCTCGTTGAAATACGGTTCGCAATTATACTGGGTCGCAGCGTCGCCATTGGGCGCAAAACTGTCGCTGCAAAACGTTTTGCCTCCAAAACGGTAAATGGATCTTCCAAAATCAATCAATTTGAAAATGCGACCGTTGGTAGGGACTTTGTAGCAAACTCCGCCAACACGGTAATATAAAAACTCCTCCTCCGTCTCTACATACATAATATTATTGGTGTGCAAATCATTGTGTGTGAAATCAAAGACCTTTTGGTAAGTGGCCAATAACAACACAATTTGCAAAAGAGCTTCCACAAATGTATCGTCTTTCAGTTTTCTCTGCATTATCAATTCATCCAATGTGCCTTTGCACTTTTCCTGGAAAATAAGCTGGACTGGAAATTCATTCAGATAACTGAACATCTTTTCATCCTCTTCGAAAATGGAATCGTCGTCTTCGGAACCATGGTTTTCGGAATCATCCCCTTCGTCATCCGATTCTGTCTCCCAATCACTCTCTTCCGATTTGGTTGTGTCCGATTTGGAATCATCGCTACTGTCGGAATCACTACTGGATTCGTCGTCGACATTATCGGATTCTTTCGATAAGGATTCGTATTCTAATGACGGAGTTGCATTCGTAATAATTTCGGGCACAACACCAATTGATTCGGCGATAACCTCCTCTACATCCAAATCAATGTCTAAATCTTTGATACTCAGTTTCTTCTTGTTGGTGCGCGAACCTTCTCCCGAATACTCGCGCAAAATGATGGAGGTGTCTTCGTCCACGGTGAAATGTTTGTTCAAATTGTTGGTGAAAAACGGGCATTTTGTCAAGAAATCCAGATCATCCACGATATCATATTTGAACCCGCGCTGTACCGCGAGTGCGGAACCATAATACTCCACGCCATGCACCCAGCCATGCGTGTCTTTCATCATCGATGTCAGATAAGAGAAAAATCCGTCTACATAAGAAGAGTTATTTACATCCAATACTTTGGGCAAACACGTATCGGTAGTGGACCCCAGTTTAGGAAGTGTTTTGAAAATGGGAGTTTCCAAATCGTATTTGCCCCGCAAATAATTCAGCGGATCCAAAAGTGGAGAGAATTTGACAAAGATGTCCTTTTCCATTGGTTTGTCGTCATCGTCAACCACCGTTTTCAAATCATATATGTGGTATTTGTGGTTAAGAGAAATGCGATTGTAGTTGGTTTCATCCATTTCGAAAAATCGGCTATATACGGGATTATAGTGTTGAATTTCACTGATTGAATCCAACATTTCTAAATCAATCTTCTTTGCTTTTTTATAAAAAATACTGAATTTGTTATCCATTTATATTTTACGCTAAAACATAATTTAGGTATAATGAACTAATCGTTTCACTAAGATAAATAATGACATAATCGTTTCAATTACACATTTTTTATCTTTCTTTTACATATATTAATTAATTTAAAATGACACTTGAATTGAAAAAATTTGATATGCGTGCAATCACCTTTGACCCGAAAGAAAATAAGGGGCCCGTCATTGTTTTGATCGGGCGCCGTGATACCGGCAAAACCTTTTTGGTCAAAGATTTGCTGTACCATCACCAGGATATTCCCATTGGTACTGTGATTTCAGGAACAGAAGCAGGCAACGGATTTTACGGAAAACTGGTTCCCAAACTTTTCATCCACGAAGAATACAACAGCATTTTGATAGAGAACGTGTTAAGACGCCAGAAAACCGTTATGAAACAGTGCCAGGCCGAGATGGAGACTTACAAGAAGTGCTCTATTGACCCGCGCACTTTTGTTATTCTGGATGATTGCTTGTACGACAGCAGTTGGACTAAAGATAAGTTGATGAGATCTTTGTTCATGAACGGAAGACACTGGAAAGTGATGTTAATCATCACGATGCAATACCCATTGGGTATCCCACCCAATCTCCGCACCAATATTGATTACGTTTTTATTTTGCGAGAGAATTATTTATCCAATCGTAAGAAGATTTGGGAGAACTATGCGTCGATGTTCCCCACATTGGAATCGTTTTGCACTATTATGGACCAGACAACCGAGAATTACGAGTGCATGGTGATATCCAACAACGCCAAGTCCAACAAGATTAACGACCAAGTGTTCTGGTACAAGGCGGCGGACCGCCCCGATTTCAAATTGGGGTCC